CAACCAAGGACAACCATGACAGACCAAGCCATTGAACAAGAAATCCAAGCCAAAGGGCTGACGGCCCCGCGCGTGACGCCTGCGGACATTGAAGCAAATATTGCCAGCGAGTATTTCTTCACAGCGGAAGAAGGCGTTATGTGCGGGATTGACGAGGCCCATGCTGATTTTGAATGTGATAAGTCACTTCATTTGCTGACCTTCTGCGTCCTGGTCCTGAAGAACGGATTCACCGTGACCGGCGAGAGCGCGTGTGCCATCCCTGAGAACTTTGACGCCGAGATAGGCAGAAAGATTGCCAAGGCCAACGCAGTGCAGAAAATCTGGCCTCTGATGGGTTACGCGCTCAAAGAACGACTAAATCAACTGCCTTGATCTGGCACTTGTTCCAAAACTAGCCCATTCAGTTGGGCTTTTTTACGTCTGCGCACGGCTAAGGTTTGCCCACCAAAACATTCTCTTGCATAGTCACAACTGCTAACCCGTGAGGGCCAAGCAAAGCCAACGCCGTGAGGCTGTGGGCTTCCTGAGAATGGAGAGGAAAGGGGATTCGTCCCCCCACTCATAAGAGCAACCCTTCAATGCGGCCACGGCGATAAGGTGGCAGGGGACTATTTTGAACCAAGCAGAGTTTTACGAGGCCAACGCAGTTGATGGCAATTTGAGTGATGCGCAGATGATGCAAATGCTGAATCTGCCCGAGGGCGATAGCACGCAAGTGCAAAGCAGTGTGCCCGACGCTGCAGCAACACCCGAACCAGCAGCAAACGTTGAAGTGAAAGCGGTTGAAGCCAAGCCGGTGATTCTCGCCAAAGACGGTGTTCACACCATCGAATACGAGAAGCTGGTCGAAGCCAGGGACGCGGAAAGACATTGGAAGCAAGTCGCATTGGATGCACAAGCGCAATTGGAGGCCCAAAAGGCCACGCCAGTGGCACAAGTGCCAGCACCGGCCGAAACGCCCGCTGCCGATGAGGATGTGTTCGGTGACTTCAGCGAAGAAGCGATAGCCAAAGGTGTAGAGAAGATGGTGTCAGCGCGAACCGCTGCCATCGAGGCGAAGTTTGAAGCGAAGTTGAATGCCGTGCTTGCCCCGTTGCAAGAGAAGCAAGCTCAATCAGCCGAAGACGCGCACTTTTCGACCATCCAGGCGGCGCACCCTGATGTGGAGTCCATTGCGCAGAGTGCAGAACTCACCGCATGGATCGACAAACAACCGTCCTTTGTGCGTGAAGGCTACAAGGCCGTCATTGCGCAGGGCACCGCCGAACAGGTGATTGAGGCGCTCAACACTTTCAAGGCAGCCACCGGGAAGCAGGCTCCAACACCCGCGAGAGTGAGTGTCGAAGCCGCTGCGCAAGCAGCCATTGCCAAAGCCAAGTCGGCGCCACCCATGAGTTTGTCGGAAATCCCGGCTGGCTCAAACGTGGCAGTAGACGAGGCCAACGCAATGATGGAAATGACAGACGCAGGAATGATGAACAAGTTCGAGGGCAAAACCCCCGAGCAGATCAACGCCCTGTTGAACCGGGTTCTCTGAACCTTTTTATATGGCAACGCCGTGATGGCGTAGCTGGTCCCACTGAAGGAGATTTATTATGGGTGCAACCACCTTACCTTATGGCAGCCCGCAGGCAATCAAACTGCAGTCGGCTGGTCTTTTCGCTGCGAACATGCAGCGCAACACGACGCTCAACCGTCTGACTGGCAAGCTCCCGCAGCAAGCCGACGCAGAAGGCACCATCCGCAAGCAATCCAGCAATGAAATGCCGATTGTTCGCTGCATGGACCTGCAAAAGATGGCTGGCGATGAGATCACGTTTGACCTGATCAACCCCATGGGCGGTAAACCCATCATGGGCTCTCGCAACGCCGAGGGCTTGGGTCGTGCCATGTCATTCAGCCAGGATCGTTTGCGCATCAACCAGGCGCGTTACCCGATCTCTGCCGGCGACACCATGACGCAGCAACGCACACCGCATGAACTGCGCAAGCTGGGCCGCGCACTGGGTGAAAACTACATGAACCGCTTGGGCGATCAGTTGATTCTGACTCACCTGGCCGGTGCACGCGGTTTCCACGACAACATCGAGTGGGCAGTTCCCAAGGCATCTGATGCGGACTTCGCTGAAATTGCGATCAACCCCGTCAAGGCGCCAACCAAGAACCGCCACTTCATGTCGACCGGCACTGGCATGGAGTCGATTAAGGCCGCTGCCAATGAAATCACCATCGCTACGACCGACATCATGAATGCCGACTTGGTGGATGCCCTGCGCACACAACTCGACAGCATGGCTGTGCCTCCACCTCCTGTGGTCTTTGAAGGCGACAAGATGGCCAGCGATTCGCCTTTGCGCGTGTTGCTGTGCTCAAGTGAGCAGTACACCAGCTTCTTGAAGTCCAACAGTGGCCAGTTCCGCACCCTGCAAGCCAACGCCATGGCGCGCTCACAGCAGGCCGGTAACAACCCGCTGTTCATGGGTGAAGCTGGTTTGTGGAACGGCATTCTGATCATCAAGATGCCCAAGCCCATCCGCTTCTATGCAGGTGACTCGCTGCGCTGGTGCAACAGCTTCACATCCGAGACTGAAATCGCGACCGACTTGGTGCCTGCCGCCTTCGGTACTGGCTTCGCTGTGGACCGTGCGCTGCTGTTGGGTGGGCAAGCTCTGGCTGAAGCCTGGGGCAAGCACACCAAGACCGGCAACCCGTTCTTCTTCTCCGAGAAGGAACTGGACCACGGCGACAAGTTGGAGATCCTGCTTGGCGCGATCAATGGCCGCTCGAAGATCCGCTTCGAGATCGACCACGGCGACGCCAAGCAGTTCACCGACTACGGTGTGATGGCCATCGACACAGCCGTGGCGCTGCAAGCCTAAACGGCAATGAGTGAGCCTTAACCGGCTCACTCGTCTAACAACCCATTTTTTAGGAGTCCCATCATGGCGACGATTACGAAAAAGAAAGTGCTCAACCAAGCAACCTTTGGCGGCACCCCTTACGGCAATGTTTCGGCATTGGCCTTCAACCTGACCACAAACGCCGTTGGCGCCTTTGTTGACTCTGACGTAGCCACCGGCATTGCGCTGGGCGACGTGGTGCGCCTTGGTGTGCTACCTGCTGGCTTCAAGCTGCAAGACTCCAATGTCATCGTGTCGGATGCGTTCACTGCGCTGATGACTGGTAGCCTTGGCTTTGCCTATGTGGATGGCGTGGATTCTGCGGCTGTGCCACAAAGCGCTAACTACTTCGGCGCTGGCCTGGTGCTCAATGCAGTTGGCCGCTTGCGCAATGCCACTACCAACGCGCCCGTGACACTGCCAAAAGATGCCTACCTGATCTTGACCACTGCCGGAGCTGCTTCGGCTGCTGTTGGTGTGGCTGACATCTTGATTGAAGGTGTCTTGACAGGTGCGCCTTAAAACGTAGCCTGAACAGGCCTTCGGGCCTTGTTTTTTTGCTGGCCTGCGTGGCACTTTTACCACCAAGGCTGGCAATTCGTGTATCCAAGGAGCCCCGCATGAGCCTTATTTCAATCAAGTACGTGGGCAAGCGCCTACAGTACACCGACGGCACTTATGGCACCGGCATTCACTTTGTTCAAGGTGAATCACGCATGGTCCCAGCCGACAAAGCCAAATTGTTCCTGCGCCACCCTGACGTGTACGCCATGGGCGAAGAAAACACCGACGTGGCACTTGTTCCAGATGAGCCAACAGAAGAAGATGACTCCCAGGACATGCGCGACACCATCGCCAACATGGACAAGGATGCCTTGAGCGTGTACGCCAAGACGCATTTTCAGATCAAGATTGACAAACGCAAGGATGTTGGCATTCTGCGCGCAGAAGTGACAGGGCTCGTTGATCAATTTGGGGCGCTGTAATGGAGCTGGCCGAACTCATCGCGCAATTCCGCGTGGATGCGGATGACCTTCAGCCGACCTACCTTTCAAGTGATGCCGCAATCACCGCGTGGCTAAATGAAGCTGAACAAGAAGCCGCCATCAGGTCAAGCCTGATCCATGATGCATCGACGGTGGCCGTCTGCACCATTGCCGTGACGGCTGGCGTCAGCACTTACCCATTGCACGCCAGCATCATCGACCTGACGCGCGCCGCCTTTACCCCAACTGGGTCCACAGAAGAGCAAAAGCTCTACCTGACAGACCATGTGGAGCTTGACCGGATTTACCCAACATGGCGCACATACACGGATCTTCCGCGTTATGCCATGCAGACCGATACCACGCTGCGCCTGGCAGCCGTCCCGAGCACTAGTGGAACCATCGCACTGGAGTGCTACCGGCTGCCACTCAAGAACATCGAAGACCAGACCAATGAATCCCCTGAAATTGGGCGCATTCACCATCGTCACCTGGTTCAGTGGGCATTACACCGCTGTTACAGCCGCCCAGATGCCGAAGTGCATGACCCTGGACGTGCCGCATTGGCAGAGCGGGAATTCACCCGTGTCTTTGGCTTGAGGCCAGATGCCTCATACCGACGCGATGCGCAGGCAAACCGGCCACATGCAAACAAGGCGGTGTGGTGATTAACCCCATCGACACCATCGCCCACGCACTCGCTGCGCTACAAGACCGGCTCTATGCCGCCTTGCGCAACGTGCAAACCCGCGCCCTGATGGTCTTCTGGGCCATCGACCACCTGCTGCTGACTGTGTTCACGCTCGGCAACTGCAAGCCTTACGAGATGGTGAGCAGCGCATTGTGGGCGCTTGAGCGCGACGGTAAGTTCTTCGGCCTGTGGCTGCGCCCACTCGTTGACCTCCTACTTCGCCCGCTCGGCCCAAGCCACTGTGAGCACTCCTACAACTGGCAACGACATATCTACGAGGGCACCAAGCCATGAGCGATCCAATTGAACACCGCGTCACGCGCCTGGAGGACGGCGTTGACCGCCTCGCCGACACGCTCACGCAGCACAGCGCCAAGATCGACACCAAGTTGGACGGCATCGCCACCTTGCTCACCAGCCTGGTGCGCATCGAAGAGCGCCAAGGCATTGTCAATGCGCGGCTGACTGAAGGCGCTGAGACGATGCGCGGGCATGAAGTCCGCATCCACAACATCGAGGTCAAGATGCCCGGCCTGTTGGAAAAGTCAGGTTGGTTTATCGCTGGCATTTTGGGCGTTCTGAGCTTGCTCGGGGTGCTGGTTTTTAACAAGGTGGTTGCATGACCACCTACATCATCACCACCAAATCCACAGGCGCGGAAATTTACCGCTACCAAGCCGACGCACCGAAAGGACACGCATGACCACTTGGATCGTCACAAACCGCGCCACGGGCGAAGTCATCCACGCCTACACCGCAGACGCACCTTACCCGTGGGATGGCATGGGGTTTGACACTTGCAACCACATTGCAGAG